CTAATGAGATGAATATGAATTATCATATATCTAAGCGTATGCAATACGATTTTTTTATAAATAGTCTGAGACCTAGAAAGAGATTCTCTCCTTGGTCTAAGAAAGAGTCGGTTGATTATCTTGAAGACATTAAAGAGTATTATGGTTATAGTTATACCAAAGCTCTTGAAGTAATTAGGATTCTCCCTAAAAGCGACCTTGAAAAAATAAGAAAATTATTGCATAAAGGTGGAACATAATGAATGGCGAGACAGAAGTTTCATGGAAACAATCTGATATGGTCGAGGTGGTTCTTAAAGAACCTGATGACTTTCTCAAGGTTAGAGAAACATTAACAAGGATAGGTGTTGCTTCTAGAAAAGAAAAGAAGATATATCAATCTTGTCATATCTTGCATAAGCAAGGAAAGTATTACATAGTTCACTTCAAGGAACTCTTTGCCCTTGATGGTAAACAAACAAATATAACAGACAATGATGTACAGCGTAGAAATCGTATATCACAACTCCTTGCTGATTGGGGGTTGGTTAGCATCGTTGATATTGATGGGTTAGGTGAACTTGCTCCTTTAAATCAGATTAAAGTTATATCATTCAAGGATAAGTCCAACTGGACTCTTGAATCTAAGTACAATATTGGTAAAAAGAAACCTCAGTAGTACGATCCGAACTCTTTACTTCGGTTCCTACCACTGGGTTTTTTGTGTCTCTGTGTATAATTAGTAGTGTGATGCCTTCGGGGTCACAGTAAACTAAGTCGCTCAAGGAGGACACTACCATGACATTTTTTGAACAATACTCACCATTTTCAATGGGACTAGATGATACATTCCACAGACTCGAAGCTCTCTCAGGAGCATCAATCAATTATCCACCTTACAACATTGTTCGGGGATCTGATAATCGAACCCTATTGGAAATTGCTCTTGCTGGATTTTCAAGAGAAGATATCGAAGTCACAACAGAACAAAACATCCTAACAGTTAAGGCATCTACTAAAGAAGAAGAGGAAAGAACTTATAGCCACAAGGGTATTGCATCCAGAGGATTCAGTAGAAGTTGGCAACTAGGTGATTCCATTGAGGTAGATGGAGTTGAATATAAGGATGGTCTATTGACTGTAAGCCTTCAGAAGATTCTTCCAGAAAACCAGCAGAAGAAGTTCTGGTTTGGTACTGAGGCACACAGAGAGAAACTAGAAGCACAGGTCTAGACCACATCACAAACCGCACAAGGGAGCTTGACTTTTGTCAGGTTCCCTTTTATAATGTCTGTATGGTGAATTGCTTATGAGTATTAAAATCGTAACTCTGGTTTCCACAGAGAGACTCGTTGGTGATCTCTATGAGGTTCGCTTCAGTCACATGCCCGAAGCAGTTGTTGGATATATGATATGTAATCCACATATGATATCCATGACTAAATCATTACCTTCTCAAGGTCTTGATCAAACAAACGAACCTGAGTATAGAGTTGCCTTCACTCCTTGGAATCCTTTCAGTAAGTCACAGAACTTTCGATTGAATCCTACCGTTATCATTTCTATTGATGATGTTAGAGAAGATATTGAAGAAATTTATCGTGAACAGTTTCACGTTGAAGACCCTAAAATCGAAGAAGAACCAATAGAATTTTTATACTATGACGATCCAAGTTTGCAGAATGAAGTACAGTGATGAACAAGTCATTGCTGATATTGGTGAAGTATATCAAACAGATGAAGCCAAAGAAAATGGTGAACGTCCTATCTGTATGTCGTTCAAGAACCCATATAGTCTTCATGTTGTTAATGAGACAGAGGGAGGTTATAATGTAACCTTTAAGAAATGGAATCCATTCTCAGACGATGGTACATACCATGTTGGGTTTGATTTAATTGGCCTAATTAGTAACTGTAAACCAGCAGTCATTGATGCCTACCAACAGAAAGTAACAGTGGACACAACACCACCAGAAGAATCTAATGAAGAAACTACTACGACTGAATAACGAACCTTGGATTCTTGCTGATGTGCAAGAAGTTGAGGAAGCAGAATATGGTCAACCAGATTGTTTACTGGTTGATCCTATTACATTAGATGGTAAGAGGTGGCCAGAACATTCAGCAGATAATGAACTATGTGTTCGATCTACTGATATAATTGTTATGGTTAATCCAACAGATGATGTATTAAACACAGCAGAGGCAAAGGAACTTCTTAACGAATGAAATTTTACACGAACGTAGAACAGGCAGGTAACAGAATTTACGTCCGAGGATATGAAGGTGGTGTAGCATTTAAGGATAGGGTTTTATTTAATCCTACTTTATATCTACCCACCTCTAATTTTTCTGAGTGGCGTACACTTGAAGGTCAGTGTGTTGCCCCCATGAAACAGGGGTCAATTGTTGATGCTAAGGCAACTGTTCAGAGGTATCGTGATTGTGAGACAGAGGTATATGGTAACACCAAATATCTCTACCAATATATCTCAGAAGAATATAGAGATGATCAGATTAAATTTGATCCAAAGACCATTAGGGTATTTAATATTGATATTGAGACTGCTGCTGAGAATGGTTTTCCAGATATAGAATCAGCAGATCAAGAAATACTTGCTATCAGTCTTAAGGATTCTAAGACTAATAGGATAACAGTGTTTGGTGCTAGACCATTTGATAATCATGATGATCAAGTTGATTACATGCATTTCAAAAGGGAAGCAGATATGCTTAATGCTTTCTTAGAATATTGGGTTAAGAACTATCCTGATGTTATCACTGGTTGGAATGTTCAACTATTTGATATGCCTTACATTGTTAATCGTTTTAACAGGGTATTAGGTGAGAAGTATACTCGTTTTCTCAGTCCTTGGAAGTTGATTTCTACACGTGAGATTTATATTAAAGGTCGTAAGCAAATTGCTGTTGACCTACGTGGTATTTCAACACTAGATTATCTTGAATTGTATCGTAAGTTTACTTACACTAACCAAGAGTCTTATAGGTTAGATCACATCTGCTTTGTTGAACTTGGAGAAAGAAAATTAGATCATTCTGAGTATGATACATTTAAAGAGTTCTATGAGAATGATTGGCAAAAGTATATTGAGTATAACATCCATGATGTTAGGTTAGTTGATAAACTTGACGACAAGATGAAACTTCTAGACCTAGCATTCACTATGGCTTATGATGCTAAAGTGAATTATGAAGATGTGTTTAGTCAAGTACGTATGTGGGATAATTACATATACGTTGAACTTCTTAAGAGGAAGATTGCTATTCCCCCTAAGAAAGAGAGTGCTACAAAATCTGAAAAATATGCAGGAGCTTATGTCAAGGAACCGAAACCTGGACGCTATGATTGGGTTGTTAATTTTGACCTCAATAGCCTCTATCCTCATCTTATTATGCAATATAATATCTCCCCAGAAACACTCAGGGAGATTAGACATCCCAGCTCAAGTGTTGAGGGAATCCTCAAACAGGAAGTTGAGATAACTGGTGAGTATTCTGTGTGTGCTAACGGAGCACAGTACAGGAAAGATGTTCGTGGATTCTTACCAGAACTCATGGACAAAATGTATAATGAAAGAGTCATCTACAAGAAGAAGATGATTGAAGCAAAGAAAGCATATGAAAAGAAATCCTCCATTGAACTTACGAAGGAGATCGCCAGATGTAATAACATTCAGATGGCGAAAAAGATATCACTTAACTCTGCTTATGGTGCTATCGGCAATGAGCACTTCAGGTATTATAAGCTCGCTAATGCCGAAGCCATTACCCTTTCTGGTCAAGTATCTATTCGTTGGATAGAGAACAAGATTAATGTTTATCTAAATAAACTACTCTCTACAGAGAAAGTAGATTATGTCATCGCATCAGACACAGATTCAATATATCTTAATCTCGGACCTCTTGTTAATAAATTTTTTAGCAATAAGTCTGACGATAAGGTTAAGATTGTTGAACTCCTGGACAAGATCTGCAAGGATCAATTGGAACCGTTTATCGAGAAGTCTTACCAGGAACTGGCTTCGTATGTCTC